ACTCATAGGAAGCCTGGTTCTGACGGCGGTATTTACATCGTCAGAACGGGGCGTCGCCTGTGTCAGGATCAGCACTCAACGGACCATAAGGATAGGCTTGGCTGTCGTTTATCCTGGAGCCCTTGATACCGCCTACGGAGGCAGCCGCAGAAGGTTCGCCTGTGCCGATGTTATCAAACAAGGCCAGATCGCTGCGGAATGACAGTCTCACGTCACCCACTCCTCCGTTACGGTGCTTGGCGATGATGATCTCGGCTACGCCGTGCAGGTCGTTGTGGTTGTTATCCTCATAAATCTTGTAATACTCAGGACGGTGGATGAAGCATACTATATCGGCATCCTGCTCAATGGCACCCGACTCACGCAGGTCACTCAGCTGCGGGCGCTTACCCTCATAGCCTTCACGGCCCTCAACGCCACGGTTAAGCTGTGACAGGGCGATGATAGGGATATCCAGCTCCTTGGCTATACCCTTGAGGTTACGTGATATGGTGCTTATCTCCTCCTGGCGGTTGCCGAACCGGATTCCGTTGGCATTCATGAGCTGCAGGTAGTCAATGATTATAAGCTCCACCTGATGCTCCTGCTTAAGGCGTATGGCCTTGGTGCGGAACTCTGTGATGGAGAGTGACGGTGTGTCATCCAGGTAGATGGGAGCGTTCTGCAGGGCGTTTATCTTGCTGTCCAGGATGTTCCACTCGTATGGCGCCAACCGGCCGTCACGCAGCTTGTTACCCGGAATCTCACATACGCCGGATATCAGGCGGTTTACCAGTTGGATATTACTCATCTCAAGCGAGAAGAGAGCCACAGGGTGCTCGTTGTTTACGGCGATATTCTTGGCCATAGAGAGCGCGAAGGCGGTCTTACCCATAGCCGGACGGGCGGCCAGGATGATAAGGTCTGACTTCTGCCAACCAGACGTGATGTTATCCAACTCGCGGAATCCGCTGGCCAGCCCGCTCATGCCCTCGGCGCGGGACGCAGCGGTACGGATTCGGTTGACCGACTCCTGAAGCACCGCATCAATCGACGCGAAGTCTTTCTTCACGTTGCGGTGCGCTATCTGGAACAGTTTGTTCTCGGCCTCACCCAGCAGCTCGGAGATATCGGTAGTATCATCAAACGCCTGGGTCTGGATCTCACTGGTAAAGGTTATCAGCTCACGTGCCATAGCCTTCTGGGCGATGATACGTGCGTGATACTCTATGTGAGCCGATGATGTAACCTTACCAGCCAGCTGAGTCACATACAGCACACCTCCAGCCTCCTCTAGGGTTCCGTTACTCCTGAGTTGCTCGGTCACGGTGAGGATGTCTACAGGACGTTGGTTGAGTGACAGGTTGGCGACCGCCTCATATATCACCTGATGACGGTGGTCATAGAATGACTCCTTCTTGAGTAAATCACTTACCTTGGGATATGCATCCTGCTCTATCATCAAGGCGCCGATCACAGCCTCTTCGAGCTCAAGGGCCTGAGGCTGCAGATGGTTAAGAACTATGCCATCCGTGTTACTGTGTGAACGCTGCCTGTTTCTGGGAACTGCCATAATCTGTAATATTATAGCACAAAGATAGTGTAAGTTTAGAGGAGAAAAAATATTGTCGTTGTCTATCTGAGCCTGTCACCTGCCCTTGCAATTCCTTTCACGTTACAGTATTATGCAAGTGAACATAAGGATATGATAACTATGGAGTTCAGAAAACTATTTCACCGCCGCCGCAAGACACAAGATCCGGGATCCAGGCCGCAGCCGCTACGCATTGAGGGTATCGCACCTGCACCGCTCACGCCGGAACCCGACGACGCGGAACAGGCCGCAGCCGCTCTGTTGGAGCTTATGGCTTCAAGCGTCAATGTCCAGGTTCCAAACAACGATGACGACCAGCACAGGCATAAAGACAAACCCCGCGACGCGGTCTACTACCGCCAGCTCGCAGGACGTATCCGTGAGGCGCACCGCAGCGCGATGCTGCGCACCATGCGGTTCCTGTCTTTCGCCGAACAGGAACTTCTTAAACCCGACCTGCCCGCCCATGGTCCCGGCTCGCTCGCTCTGCTTGAAGCGGAGCTATACAAACGCATAGATATCATAGACCGTTACGGAGGTGAGCTGAAACGCCGCTGGCAGCACTGCCTGGCGGAAGTTACCGTCCGTCTGATGCAGGCGGCGGACGAAACAGATAAGAACTGAAGCCTGCGGCGCCGGCTATTCCCCTTGCTCTCTTGCATAAACCAAACCTGTTCGGCCATACTCTTTCCGGCCTTATCCTGCCCTTGATTTCGGGTGTTCTCTGAGAGTATTTTGCAGACAACTTGATGATGCGATTTCCGAAAATCGCAAGACCATCCCGACCCGGAGAGGAACGGCACCGCTCCGGTCTGGTTCAGTGAGGCTGCAAAGAAACAAAACAGAGAGATATGGCAAGAGCAGGAGCAGACATGTACGGCGACAAGATGCTTTCTTTCAAGTGGGACTGGAGGGATGAGCGCATCGTGGAGTGGATCAATAACTTCGAGAAAATATCGAAGCGCAACGTCTATGCCAACATCGACCGTCAGAAAATCAAGAACACCGGTGCACTGAAACGCTCGCTGGCATGGAAGACATTCGCCACCAGCGGCGGTGATGCACAGGTGTTTTCCGCCCGTTATCTCTACTATGAGAAGTATATCGAGCTGGCTGTCGGCCGCCGATACAAGTACACATCACCCGTGCCGCCTATCCCCGGCGCACAGTGGCAGCCCATTCCGGTTGGTGACCGTCCGCTGAAGGGCCGCCCGTTCGTGGTCACCGAGATGCGACGCCAGGCCGCCCGCTTTGAGTCTATGGCCCGCGGACAGTTCTCGTTCGTAGGTACCGTGTTCATGGTCTATGCCATGGGATATAACAACTCGGCGGCAGCAGCCATCAACCGCGCTCTCTTCTGGTCTCAGCGTCTGGAGCACACCAAACAATAACGACACAAATACACCATAACAGATATGGCAACAAGACATGATATTATCCATATAGACTTTCAGGCTAATGCCGGAAAAGCCAATGTAGCCCTGCAAGCTCTGCAGAGCGAGGCCGAGAGGGCCAGGTTGAAAGTTGAGGGCTTGCGCATGCAGTTACAGACAGCCCGCAACACCAACATGCCTATAGCTGACATCCAAAAACTGGAGAAGGAACTGGCGGCAGCCACCAAGGAGGCGAAGCAGTGGCAATCGGCACTCAACAACAATATCAAGGGTGTCCGCGCTCTGGATGAGGCTATCAAGATGTTCAACAAAGGCAGAGGTTCGGTGGAGGATATGAACGCCGCACTTTCGAAGACGGCACTCAACGCCGCCCAGCTGCAGAAGAGCCGCAGCGCCGAAGGCAGCAAGACATGGAAAGAGATGGATGCGCTGATAGTGGCACTGAACCAGAATATCATGCGTTGCAACACCGCCACCAGCAGTCTGGTAGACACCATCAAACAAGGGGGTGCGGCCAGCAAGGATACGCTAACCAAGGCCAAGAGTGACCTGCAGCAGATGATAGCGCTGGAGGAGCAGGGTAGCAACACCTGGAGGAAATACACCTCACAGCTGAGCATCGTGGAAGGCGCATTGAATAAGATAGTGTCGGAAGAGCAACGTATGGCCGGACAGGACGCCATGAAACAGGTGTTTGGCGGAACCTATGTCACGAAGACACGCGGCGAGCTGGAGAAGATGATACAGACACTGCGTCAGTATCAGAACACCATCGCCGACCCCGAAGGTAAGGGCGCCCGCCATTTCAAGGCCACTGAGCGGGCTATCAAGAGCCTCACCGACCAACTGGGTAAGGCTAAGGCGGCCAGCGCGACACAGGTGCTCGGTAACATGGGTAACTTCGGTGTCGAACAGATACGTCAGGCCGTGCAGCAGATGACACAGCTGCGCGATGCTTTCCATGAAGGAACGACGGAATGGAACAAGTATAACGCCCTGGTAAGACAGGGTGACGCATACCTGCAGCAGTATGCCGAGCGTGAGAAGATAGCGCGCGGCGAGGCTGTAAGCCTGGCTGAAGCACTGAAACTGTCATCGACAGCAGGTGGCAGTGGCTTCACGGGTACCACTCAGCAGCTACGGTTGGCGCAGCAAGCCATAGAACAGGCTCTTGCCACTACCGACAAGGGAACGGCCAAATACCAGAAGCTGCAGCAGGCGTTGGCTCGTGTGAAGGCCGAGATGTCAGGGACTGGCATCACAAGCCAGCGTATGCAAGAGGTGCTGGCCAACCCGAAAGCCGTGAAGAGCGTCGACACGCTGAAACAGGCGGTCGGCCGTGCCCGTGCCGAGATGGATATCATGGGGCAGCGTGTGGCACGTATGCAGGGGCTGTTGCAAGAAGCCGAAGCAAGCGGTAGAACCGCATGGGCCAACCGCCTGCGTGAGGCTATCAGGATGACATCGGACCAGATGACGGCGATGGCCGCCTCGACAAAGAACGCCGACAGGGCGCTGAAAGAGCTGGAAAAGGATGCTAAGGGCAGTGCCGGATCATTCGAGAAGGCATGGTCAAGACTGAAAACCTATGTGACATTGTATGTCGGTGCGGCTGCCGCCTTGCAGAAGATAGGGGCTGCATTCTCTGATCTGATGACCCTCTCGGATAAGATGGGTGAGGTGCGTAAGACCACAGGCTTCACCGCCGACGAGGTGGGAAGGCTGAGTGACAACCTGACGAAACTTGACACCAGGACGGCCCTGACCGACCTGATGGGAATGGCTTCGATAGCCGGTTCTATCGGCCTGAAGACACAGGAGCAAGTACAGGGGTTCGCCGAGGCCGCCAACCAGTTGACCGTGGCGCTGCCGGAGATGGGACAGGAGTCGGCACGAACACTGATGAAGATCGCCGACGCCACGGGTGACCTGGAGAAGAACGGCGGTGACGTGCGCGAGACGCTGGAGAAGGTAGGCTCGACCATCATCGCCCTGCGTGCCAACTCGGCTGCCGCCGCCGGACCTATCACCGACTTTGTGAGCCGCATCGGTGCCGTAGGTGCACAGTCGGGCATCTCCATTGACCAGATAGCCGCACTGGGTGCCACAGTGGATGCCCTAGGTGGTCGAGTGGAGATGTCAGCCACAGCTCTAAGCCGTATGATACCAGCCATCAAGAACAATTCATTCGCCGTAGCACAGGCCATCGGCATCACCGAGAAGGAGCTGAAAAGCATGACAGGCATAGAGCAGATGGTGGCCATCTTCCGGGCGCTGCACGACTCCGTGAAAGGCTTCGATATGACGACGGAAGAAGGTATGAATGCCGCCGCCGACGCTGTGGAGAACATGATGGGTCGCAGCTCGTCCATGAAAGAGGTGATGAAGCAACTCAACCAGCAGGGTGCCCGCGCAGGTATAGTGTTCGGACTGCTCTCACAGAATGTCGATACGCTGGAGAAGCAACTCGGGATAGCAGGTAAGGCATACAAGGAAAACACCGCCCTAATGAACGAGTATAACAAGATGAACGACACCACCGCCGCGAAATGGGCGAGACTGAAGAACCAACTGGAGGAGACGTTTGTAAGCGACCAGACGCAAAGGTGGCTCGGCGGCATCATAGATAAATTGCGGGCCGTGGTAGATCTGCTGACGGGTAAAGGCGGATGGTCGGCGGCTATCCGCACACTCATTGCGGCGTGGAGCGTGTTCAAACTGGGAATAGGTGAAGCGTTCTGGAAATACATTATCGTCAATATAGGAGCCGTAGGTAAGAGCCTTCTGCATCTCGGTACCACAATGACTGTCGTCAAGAAAAAGTGGGTAGCCTCATGGAAAGCTATGGATGCCGCGACAAAGGCCAATTGGATCATGGCGATTGCCAGCGCGTTGTTTATGCTGGGTAAATGGGCAATAAATGCCGCCACCAGGGTCAGTGAGCTTGACAAGGCGTTGGCAGAACTTGACAACGAGGAAGCGGAGGCAGAGCGTAGCCTGGACAACCTGATGAACTCGTTCGCCGCCACCACCAAGAAAGCTGACGAGACGGCAAAGAAACACAAAGAGCTGGAGACGCAGACCAAGGAACTGCGTGAGGAGGTGGAGAAGCTGCGTGACAGCAAAGATGAGAGCGCCGAGGCTGCCGACCGTCTGAACAAGAAGGAGGAAGAGCTGAAACAGAAGGAGAAAGACCTGAAGAAAGCCGCCGGTGAGAGCAACACCGCTAACAATGAACGCCTGTCACTCATCAAGGAGATAAGCTCGAAATACAGTACCTATCTGGGATATATGCTCGACGAGAAGACTGCCGCCGAGCAGGTGGCGCTGGCTCACGCGCAGATCGTGGATGCCCTGAAGGAGGAGCTGGAGCAGAAGAGGTTGAATAAGAGGATAGAGGCTGTCGAAGAGGAGACCGGGGAGGGTATCGACAAGGCCGGTGCAAAGAGTAAGGATGCGATCGACACGCTGCCTGCCGACATGCAGCGACGTATCATCAACCAATGGAACACGGTGCGCGGACGTATTAAGTATGACGTTGACGAGCAGGGTAATGCCATTTATATCCTTCCGCAGATAGAAGGACTGAACGCCGAGGAGATAACAAAAGGCAGCTATGAAGAACTGAAGCCATACCTGCGAGATATATATGCCACCATCATTAAGAACGAGGTAGAAGAGGCACAAAAGGAAGGCAAGCAGATAGACCTTGGCACACATCTGGTTGCCAGAACCGTATATGCAGGGCCGATGGGCGATAATACAATGTATACGCCTGTTAGTAATACACTTGACGACCTTGTTAGCGAATCTTTCTCACAATTCGACAACTGGACAAAGAAGACCATCGAACGTGAAGAGAAGATCGAGGAGATACGGCTTGAAAACCGCAGTGTAAGGGAAGGTCTGCATGCCAGCAGTGTGGCTGACGCCGACAAGATGAACGCCGACGCCTACAGCCGCATCACCGCTACGCTCGGCGGGCTCACAGATGGCGAGCAGCTGTCATCCGAAGCCATCGGCACGCTGGCGCAGCAGGTCAACATCATCACGGCCAACCTGTCTAAGTTCAAAGGCGAGCTGAAGGATGCCGACAAGTTTATCGGTGAAGGTAACGAGGCGTCGCTGGAGAACGCCGTCAACACTATGTACTCAAAACTCAGCGAGGCGCAGCGCAAGCAGATCATCACCGCCGCACAGAAGCAGCAGGGTTCTGACAACACCAACAACAATCCCAACCCCTACGGCGACTATGACAAGGTCACCTCACCCTACTCGGAGTGGAACGGCAGCGACCTCGTAGCCCGCCGTAAGGAGATGCTGGAGCGTGTGAAGGCGCTGGCCAACGGCGCCGATGTGCAGGCTGTCCTCTCGGAGGACGCCAAGTTCATCAGCGAGGCCGTGCGCAATAACATCACCACCACCGAGCAGGCCATCGAGTGGTATAACACGGAGCGGCTCAAGATCCAGGACGCTCTCTACAACAAACACCTGACGCCGACGGGTGACTGGCTGAACCCCAAGAAGAGCAGCGGCAACTGGCGGAAGCAGCTGCAGAACGAGTTCGATAACTATCTGCATATACTCGACGCCTACTACACCGAGCGTAAGGCCCGCATAGAGCAGGCGCAGGCTGAGGAGGGTCTGAGTGAGGCTGAGGCACAACGGCTGACGATAGAGAACGAGACCGTGTGGCGCAAGCACCGCATGGAGCTGCAGAAGATATACCAGGGTAAGAGCTCCGAGATAGCGAAGGAGGAGCGCCAGCGCATCTATGACATACTGGCCGAGCAGGATGAGGACTCGGCGGAGTTTGTGGAGCAGACCATTATGAAGTCAATAGAGAAGATGGATATCCTGAAGGACAAGAGCGAAGTGGAGTATCACAAGATAATGTCGAAGATAGTGAAGGATATCGCCACTGACCTCTACAAACAGCAGAACGCTGTATCAAAGCAGATGGAGGCTATCTCAGCTATCATCGCCCGGGAGCGGCCCTTTAACGGACTGACGGAAAACCTGGAGGACAACCTCTCCACTATGGGTATCCTCTTCGCCGACCTAGATCGCATCCGACAGAACGCCATCGAGGCAGGGCTGGAACCCAAGGATGACATGAAGCAGCGTGCCGAGCAGAGCACGAAGCGCATGATGTTGTTATTGGACGCTGCCGAGAACGCCTACTCGACATCATGGGAGCAGCTGAGGGAGAAGATGCAGAAGGAGGGGTTGGGTGACTGGGCCGCCGCGCTGGAGGTGGACGAGCAGAAGAAACAGGCTGTCATAGCCTCACTCCATTCGTTCTACGACCAAGTGCAGGATGCCATCAAGAAGGAGGCCAGTCAGATAAAAAGACAGGTGGAGATAGTATGGAACGACACCATCATCCCCGGTGATGACGGACAAAACCAGAGTGTGAAGGGTATCTTTGACAGGGCCATCAGCGCTTTGGGACTGGAAGAGGGTCGTGTGAGCCGTGCCAACAGTATGATAGGTGCAGGACAGGCATCGGAGCGCGTGGCAGACCGGCTGGCCATCAAGCAGATGGAGGTGCGGCTGGCCATGCAGCGGGCTTATTACGACCTGATAAAGAAAAAGGGTGCCGACCACATAGCCAAGCTAGAGAAAGAGGCTGAGCTGTTGGAGGAACAGGGTAAGATGGAGGACGCGGCCATCAAGAGGCTCGACGTGAAACACGCCAAGACCGCCCTCGCCCTGAGTGACGCCGAGGAGCAGACGAAGATCATGGAACTGCAGAACTCACTTGCCGAGAAAGCCGAGGAGAGCCAGGCACGTCTCTACAAGGAGCTGCGCGAGTGGGGTGACCTGCTGACATCATCGCTCCAGAGCGTCTTCGAGGCCGGCAACACAGGACAGGCCGACTACTACAACGAGCTGGCCAAACTGGAACTGACAGGTAAGGGAGGTCCCGGTGCGGGCACCTACGTGGTCATTGATAACGCCGGTACCAGCGAAGCCAGGGCTCATTATGAGTACCTGGACGAGCGGCAGGCTCTTGACCGCCAGCTGGAGATAGAGCAGGAGAACGCACGTGCCGAGGCATGGAGGAAAGTCTGGGATGATATCAATGCCAAGATGAATGACATGATAACAGACCAGATCAATGCCATGCTGCAGAACCAGAGTGTCGATGCAAATACCGCCACGCTGGAAGAGAACGCCATGAGACTTGCGGAGAACACAAGCAGGGAGAAGGAAAACACCGATGCCACCAACACCGCCACCGCCGCCATCAACGGCAACACGGATGCGCTGAACGTTAACGGTGATGCCCTGAACACGAATACTGATGCCATGAGGTCTCTGACCGAGCAGCTGATGCAAGGAATTGCTATCAAGCATGAGCATGGACCTGCGGTGGAGCCCGAGGCTCCTTTTGCAGATACGGAGGTGGCAGGAGAAACGGCGGGCTTGAAGCCTTTCTGGCAGATGACAGACGAGGAGAAAGCCGGTCATCAGAAAGACATGGCCGATATGTTCGGCTTATACAGAGACCTAAGCGTACAGACCGAGACAGAGAAGGCCGAGATGACAGCCGAGATACCCGGTTACACACCGTCAGTCATCAACGCGACTGACGAGCAGCTGGAGTCGATGGGTGACAAGGTGGATATCGTCGCCCAGAAGGAGATAGACGCCAACACCAGGGTTACCGACGCCAAGATCGCCAACAAACAGAAAGAAGGTCAGGTGTCTATGCAGACAGACAAGCAGATGTCACAGAGCTCGAAGAACATGTACGCTGCCATGATGTCGGCCGCCAACCTCTATGGTGTGGCTTATCAGGCCATGACGAACGACAACCTGTCGGCAGAACAGAAGTTCGAGATGATAGCGCTGCAGACCGCAGGACAGACCGCCATCGCCATGATGTCGGCGGAGATGTTCAAGTCCGAGACAGGTGCCCTCGTGTCACTGCCGCAGATCCTGGCGGAGTGTCTGAAGATCAACCCGATTGCCGGTGCCGCCATCTTTGCGGTGCTGACGGCTCTTATCGGTGCCGGCATAGGCGTTGCCACCAGCAAGCTGGCCAAGGGTAAGTCAGAGGTGGCGCAGGTGACCGGTGCCAGCAGCGCCAGCGCAGGACGTCTCTCTACCGGCATGCTGACTTACGCCGAAGGTAACGTGAACGAGTTTACCGATCCGGACTCGCTGACGCCGGGTCGTCAGTATAACGTGGATGCGGCGGACGGCAGGACATATCGTGCCAAATATACAGGCAGGAACCCACGGACACATATCACCAGCGGCCCTGAGTTCCATCTGGTAGGTGAGGCAGGACGTGAGGCCATCATCGACGCTAAAACCACCCGTAACATACAGATGAACGAGCCCGAGATATGGCGTTCCATTCAGACGCTCTACAACGGCGGCATGCCAGCCCTGCGCCGCAGCATGCGCCGGGGCCGTGGCGTCCGCGCCTATGCCGAGGGTAACCTTGACGACTTCGAGATGGCAGCTGACAACACGATGGACGGTGGCATGAGCATGGAGATGGCCGCCTCGCTGCAGCAGAGCATCGACCGTCAGAGTGACCTGCTGGAACGTGCGATGAAAGACGGTATCAAGGGCGTGTTCAACGTGTACGGCAAGGGCGGGCTGGTTGACAGTTACGATACCGGCAAGAAAACGGTGAAGAGATATGAAGAGAGATATTGACCTTGTCGTTCCGATGGTATTCCCGCAGGATCCGGAGTGGCAGAGGGATTATGCGCGTTATCATAGCGGCGGACAGGTGACAAGCCATGTCCGCTTCCGCTCGTGGGACACAGAGGAGCTGCTGGTGAGGTGTTGTATGAAATATATGCCATGGATACGCTGCATCTACATACTCCTTGCGAGAGAGTCGCAAGTGCAGCCATGGATGAGGGGACTGCAGTCTTCATCCCTGCGTATCGTCTTCCACCGCGAGTTCATCCCCGCCGAACACCTCCCATGCTTTGCGTCACCGTGTATAGAGATGTTCATGCACAGGATATCCGGGTTGTCGGAGTGTTTCATCTATGCCAATGACGACATGTTCCCTCTGTCCCCATTGGAGCCGAGTGACTTCTTCCGTTCGGGACCTGACGGCGCACCGCTGCCGTGTCAGATGATTACCGACAGGACATATCCGGCAAACCCGAACACCTTCCAAAAGAAGTGTATGTGGCAGCAGAATATGATAGGCAAGCCGTTTGGGAAACACTTTACGAGGA